CGCTCTTGAGTCAACAGAATATTCAGCAGCAAAGAAATCCTCGCCAGCGTATGGGTTTAATCCTACATAACCAGCTTCAGTCTGTTCTGATAATGTACTTGTTAGATATTTAGTTGTGGTTATAACATCACTATCTACAATCGCTTGTGATGTTGCCAGTGCCTTAGAAACAGCAAGAGTACTAATGGCGTCCTGCATTCCAGAATAAGAAGTAGAAAGTGCCTTGCCTACCACTAATGTAGCAGTAGCATCCTGCATTCCAGAATATGTTGTAGAAAGTGCTTTAGAAACTAATCGAGTAAGTACTTCAGTAGGTGTATCAAGAGAAGTAGATAATGCTTTAGAAACAGACTTTCTTATATTACTATCATTTGGAGTATCAAGCGTATCACTTAATACTTTACCAGTATTAATATTAGTAATTCCAGAATCAACTACATTCTGTGTATCTTCAAGACCAATACCCAAAGACTTAACGAGAGACTCTAACGAAACACTTAAATCATAATTGTTGGTAATATTAAATTCACCAAACAAATTCATACCTGCTGGATGCAGCATTGTTTTAACTGCAGAACTATATGATGCTAATCTCTCATCAATTCTTAAAACGTATGAAAATACCTGATAATATTTGCTGTCTTGAATATAAATTGAATCATCCAAGAAACCATTGTTTGTTTCAAAATATCCTGGATATTTAGCTAAAGCACCTAAGTCGATCTGAACAATTGCAGGGTCTTGAGAGTTGCTTTGTGCGTTTCTAGAGTTTAATGAGAATTCTCTAAGTAAAGTACCAGCATATGTACCATCAACATATGTAGAAGTTATATAATCACCTGCGTTGACATAACCAAGTTCGTCAAATCCCACTGTTCTATCAGTTAAGTTAGAAACTAACGTAAATGCTTGGTCACCACCTGGAGCATAAAGAGATCCAACAGATCTTATATTTCTAAAAGTAAATGATCCTGTGTATGTACCAGATATAGATTCTGAATATTGAGATGGGACACCAACTAATGTTAATGAAGTAGTGCTTGCGATACTCTTAATAACACCAATAACTTTTGGTGTTGTATCTGTAGTCCATAATTCATCACCAATTGCTGGACCGCCACTTTGTCCAAAGTTTGTGCCTGAACCAGTCACCGTAGTGCTAGAAGAACTTGCAGTAACATTTCCAGTACCTGCAGAACTATATGTTTGTTCTTGAACTAATGTAGATGAACTTGTATTTACAGAATTACCGACTGACGTAACAGAGTTGCTTGCAAGTAAACTAACTGCAAAGTTAGCAGTATATCCAATACCAAATTTAATAATTTCAGCGTATTTAATACCACCATCATCAGTTACTGAAGTAACTTTCATTAAAGCACCAGTACCCCTACCAGATCTTAATTCAAAAACTTGCCCAACTCGGAAATTTTTTCCTGGCTGAGTTACTTGTAATTTTTGAGTTGCTGGAAGAATAGTAGCTTGGAATTCGTCACGAAAGCGAATTCTGTCTCCTGCACTAACATTACCAAAGAATCTTTTGTCTAAGAAAAATTCATAAACTTGAAGAGCTGGATCAATAAGAACAATACGATCTACTTCACCAACAATGTCTTGACGTCTATCGATAAGAACACGAAGAACACGTGTTGGTGTTTGAATGTCAACTAATTTACCAACTACTTCTTCTGCATCACCATAATCTACTTTAGCGAATAAAGAAATTTCTTGATTCCAACGACCATCGGAAGCACGAAGCATGGAACGACCTGGATATACCAACTCAACTTCTTTACCAAAAAGCAATTTGAATAGAAGTTTATATGATCCCTCAGAACCTTTTGCAAGGTATTGATCTTTTACATTTTGTAATAAGAAGCGTTCATCTTGAGTTATATTTGGTAGATTATAAGCAAGTTCTTTTTTGAACTGATCAACAAACGCAGTCAGAGTTCTATCAATGTCTCTAATTGTAGAGAAGTCTACACCCTGTGCTTGGAGATACTCATAGTATGCTTCAACGAAAGCAACAAATGTTGGGTAATCCTCCCTGATATGCTCAGGGAGTTGTCTTGAAACGACAGCAGAAAGATTGGTTCTTGACATTATGATCTAATAGATTGGAAGTCGTAGTTGTAACCTGCACGCAAGTCACCATTGGCTGTTTGGTCTGCGATCGCTTCAACTTGTAATAGAGTTGGATCGATCTGAACAATTTGATTCAACGCAGAAACTACGTCATATGATTCTGGTTTAACTTGCATCTCAAAGATAACATCATCAAGTGCAGTAATAGTTAAGTTACGAACTATAACACGACCAGCTTCGTATTCAATAGTTCCAATAGATGGATCTGCGATAACTTTATCAAAGTTTGGACCAATATAGTATAAACGAATGTTACCGTTGGCATCATCATCAAGATAATGAACACGAGTGCTATTTGGGATAAAGAATCCAGTGCTTGCAAACACGTCACCTTGTTTACCACCGTCTTGAGAGATTGGATTGATTAAGTTTAATTTATACTCAGAACTAATATTGTAAACTGGAGCGAACTGACGACGAACCATAATACGTGATGTATTATTAGTAATTGCTGGATCTGCTGAGTCAATAATTCTTGATAGTTTAGAGAAACGTAGAACTCCATCAAACTTCTCTAACTCAGTAGCATTGTAATTTAGAATAGCGTCTTTAACAATTGTTTCAATTTGAGTCGGTGTCTTAGTAGTTTCTCTTGGATTGTAATATACAAAACAAGTTACTTTAATATTAAAGTATTCTGGATCAATAATCTCAGGAGTAATGGAAACAATGTTTCGTTGTTGAAGAATGTTATTAACAATAAACTCTTTTTGTAGATTAGTTAGTTTACTTGCATCACGTGGTTTAACACAGATAAAAGTTTTACCGTAAATAGGTGGGTCATTATCTTCACCACCCCAAACAGAAACTGATGATGCTTCTGGGAACTGACTTAAAATAATTGCTTTATAATCATCAGGGGTCACGGCACGATTCTGTGCAGCATACATTCTTGGTGCATTATATTTAATGGAGTTAATATCTTCAGGAGAAGCACCACCCATGGCACGAGAAACTGTAGTTACTGATAAATTACTACCCAATAAAGATGTTCCACCGTATGTAAAATTACCTGCAGTGTTTGCTGTTTCTAAACCAGAAACAAAGTAGTCAAGAGTAATTACATTACCGTTATTTAATTGTTGACCAAGAACACCATCACCAAAAGAAATTTCATAAAGTCCATCGTCAATTTCTTTAATAAAATAAACTTTAGTAGTTGATGATGCGTCAGTTAGAGACTCAGCACGAGTATAAACTTGGAAAAAATCTGAATTGGCATTTTCTTGAACACGAACTGTTAGAGTATCGATGTCCATATTTGCATTAGGGATAATATAACGAACTCCTGCAGCAACAGTATATTTGTACTGAAGTGGGGTTCCTTCTACGATTGGTAGGTTTGAGAATGTATAATTACCAGCAGTATTTCTAGCTGTAGTAACTGCAGATCTATTGTAGAAAGTATAAGACACACCATCAATCGAAGTATTAAATGCTTGATTTGCAGGTAGAGTTACAGTACTAGGACTAGAAGTTGGTGATGATATAGTGGCATTAACTACTGCTCTGGCACACTTGGCAGAGCGAGGAACATATCCTAACATCTTTGCTAAAGAAACTACTGAAGCACGTTTACTTGCAGAATCCAAGAAAACTTCGTTTACAGCTAGGTTAGTATAAACACCATTATAATGAGTGTTGTAAGCCAGTACATCCAGAAGAACAGAAAGACCAGATCCTTCAAAGTCATAATCAGAAAACTCTGATTGTCCTTGTAGGAATGTCTTTAGGTTAGCCTTGATCGAATCAAAGTCTAGATCTGAAACAGTTATTCTTTTATTGTTGGTTGCCATTTATCGTGTTCTCTCTAGTGCTAGATCGAGAGTAATAGGTCTCTCGGTATTGACTATTTTAAATTCTAGTGTAACATAAACTGCGTTTAGATCTGACGCATCGTTCACCCTAACGTCTATAATTTCTACTCTTGGTTCAAAGTTATTGATAACATCAATAATCGCACGCTGCATCATAACATCAAACATTGGTCCAGGGAGTTCGAACAATAATGCTCGGATAGGAGAACCGATTTCGCTGTGGAATGGTCTCTCAAAGTTTCTGGTCAATAAAAGGTTTTTTACGGATGCCTTAATAGCATTCTCGTCATATCTGCGAGTTATGTCCCTAGTCACTGGATGTTTAGTGAAATTAAGGTCGATGTCGGAGAAAAGTCTTGTATTTCTTGCCATATTCTTATTTAGGTTATTCTA